CCTTCGGTGTGCTGCTGGTACAGCTTGCCTTCAGAGGCAACAACCGCCAGCTCAGCACCGGCCTGCTTCACTTCTTCTGGGATGGCATCCATATCGACGCCGACCAGGTTGAGCGAGGTCAGATAGGCATTCGCCTGCAACACCGCCCGGGCCTTCTTGTCATCTGGCGCCCATGCAGAGCCCAGGATGGCGTCAACGTCCGCCACGGTGATGTAGGTAGCCATCTGGCCTCCGCTTGAATGATTGGGGCCGAAGCCCCTGGTGTTACTTGCCTTTTGCGACCTTGGCGGCCTCGGTGTTTTCACCGCCGCCGTTGTTGCGCGCCGCCTTCTCGTCCGGCTCGGTACGTGCGGAGTCGACCCCGCCTGTCTCGCCAACCGTTTCAGGGCCGACGGTGATATTGCCTTCAGTACCGCCAAAGCCCCATCGAGCCTTGACGTTCGGGTCAATGTGCTTGTCTTTTGCAACTGCCATGATTCTTCTCCTTCAACTGTTCCGGCCCCCGAAGAGGCCGGATATCGCTTATGCGCCGACGGTGGAGGTGATGAACGCCAGTGGCACCTGCTTGCGAGCGAACTTGCGCTCCCAGTTGGTGGCCAGCGCCAAGTCAGCCCAGTTGGCCGAGATTGGCCGCGTGGTGGTAGGGGTGCCGGTGATGGTCGCGCTCAGGAACGAATAGCCCAGTGGGTGCACAACGAAGTTTCGACGGTTCCACAGGGTTTCGGCGCCGCCACCGTTGCCGCGATCAGGGGCGCGATCGTATTCCAGGCCGTCTTCGCCAGGAGGGGTTTCCTCGGCGAAGCCGAGCGCGCCCGGGCCGAAGATCACCGACAGGTACTTGTTCGGCGTACCTGTGATGACGGGCATGCCGTCATCCACCACTACCCGCATGCCCTGGAATCGACCGAACTCTGGGGTTTGGTCGGCAATCGGGGTGAAGTCGATCAGGTTGAGGATCTGCAGCTCAGTCTGCACGGCGGAGTGCATCGCGATCACGCTCAAGCCGCCCAACTGACCGCTGTAGTCACCCATGGTGGCCTTGGCGCGGATGATTGCAGCGGCAGTAATCTGGCCGCCAGCGTCCACGACCATGTCACCGCCATTGGAGGCGACGTTGTCGTTGTAGATGCCCACCACAGTAGCTGAGCAGGCGTCCGGCAACGAATTCCAGAGGATCCTGGTTGGTGATGTTCTTCACCAGGTTCATGCAGTTCCAGCCTTCGTTGAGGTAGGCGGCGCGCGCCTGCATGGAAGCGCTGGTGACCGACAGCGGTACCGCGATGTCGGTGTAGACGTCGTTCGAGTAGTTGGACTCGATAGACGCGTCCAGATCCACCCACCACGGAATGGTGAAGGTATTGGACGGGCTGGACAGCAAGGTCGACATGTCGTTGTTGCTGGTCAGGATGCCCGACTCGAAGAACGCAGTGCGCTCGACGCTGTTGACGGTGATGTAGTCGCGCAGTTCGTCGCGGAACACGACGTCCGAGAGAATGGTTGGCATTGCGGCAGTTCCTTTTACTTGGCCTCAGCAGCGGCTTTCATGCGCGCGTGCTCGGCGGGGTTGGTTCGGCGGAGTTCAACTTTCTCCATACCGGTCATTTGTTCCCACGTTTTGGTGGCCCCGCCACCCTTACCCCCGGTAGCCCCGCCACCGTTCGCTTGCGTGCCGCGCACCAATGCTGCGTAGCGCGGCGCTTGCTGGAATTCTTTTGCCAGGTCTTCAAGAGTGGCGATGGTCAGGTTGCCGGCGGCATCCGTGACCTTGACCTGGCCCTCTACGATCTTCAGGCGGCGCTGGACGAACTCAGCCAGGATCTCGGCGTTCTCGCCGTCGGCGATGCTGCTGGAAACCTTCGAGGCTGCCGACGTCAGGTCGCGGCGCTCGATGCTGGCTGTCAGTTCGGCCAGGCGTGCGCGCTCAGCCGCAAGGGCCTGCTCACTACTGGCATACAGCTGTTCGAAGTCGCCCTTTGCCTTGGCAGCTTCTAGCTTTTCGCGCTCGAGCTTCTCGTCAGCCTCGCGGCGCAGGCGCTTTGCCTCCTTGGCTTCGTCCAGCAGCGTCTGGTTCTGTCGTTTCAGGCCTTCCAGGTCTTCGCTACCAGATGGCAGCCCCTCCACCACCAACACATAGCTTTCGCCCTGGGTCTTGTAGAAGGCTTGCAGGGATGGTTCGAGTGCGTCGTATGCAGCCTTGTCGATCAGGTATTTCATGTCATCCCCCGGATGATTTGCCGTTGGCTCAGCCGCAGGCATAAAAAAACCGGCTCATGGCCGGTCGTTTGATGATTCGATGTCAGAGCCCAGCTCGCTCAAAGGCCAGCGGCTCAAGGTCTTTCAGTTGCTTCAGCGTGAGGGTCTTGCCGTTGTCATCCACGAACTTCTCCAGTGTCAGCTCGCCCTTCGTGAAGAGCGCGTACCGGTTCGGGCCGAGGACGTCTCGCTGGAAGGCGGCTGGCTGGCGCGAGAGCCATTCCTGATAGCTCGTCTTGCTGGACACCAGCGTGACGCCGTCAGGGCCGATTGAGGGCCGGGTAGAGCCTGGAATCTCGCGAGCGAACTGATCTTTCAGCACGGGCAGCGCGCTCGACCTGCAATTCCAGTGGCCGGGCGGCTTGGGGTCATCCCATCCGTAGATGTGCTGATCCCTTGCCTGGCACATAGCGCTGGTCTTGCTGTCGAGCGTGGAGATCCACCGCCACCCCTGCAGGATGTCGTCGTTGGCCTTGAGCGTTTCCAGGCGCGCCGTGCTTGCGACATGGTTGGTCATGGTGCGGACGAGCGACGAGGCCTGATCCTGGTGCAGCTGGTGGATGCTGGTAAGGCGCCGGCCGATCTGCTGACTGGTCTCGCCCAAGCTGGAACCGATTTGAATCTCGCCGATGATCTCAGCTGACTTCTTGGTCCCGAACTGATCAAGCGCACCGCTGATGCTGATGCGCTGGGCACCCTTGCGGGCCTCCAGCAACATCGGGTCAGCCAGTGCAGCGGCGCTCACCATCTCAGCCGCGGGCACATTGAGCTGAACCACCGCCCGAACCACCTTGCCGAGCATCGTGGCGTTGAACTCAGCCTCGTAGGCTGCGAATTCGCCAAGGTCAAGCTGTGCGCGGCCCTTCAGGTCGTCGTAGATGCCCCGCAAATCGCCTTGGAGCGTTTCTATCTGCGACGTGTACCTACGCGTGCCGTATTCGCTCAGCCCCGCTGATACGCGGTCCTTTGCCGTTTTGATGGCCTTGCTGATGAATGACGCCACCCGCTTCAGGTTTCCGCCGGCGTATCGCTGGACGTAGACCTGGTGCCGAGTGGTGGCATCCGTCAGATAGCCCTCACTACTCATCCTTCACCCCGGACTGGTCATTGGCGGCCGGATCGCCCTCACTGCCCAGGACTGGCGCATCAGCCTCTCGGTCCGCATCGATATCTTCGTCGGTGCGATCAGCCTCAAGCACCGCGCCCTTGCGCAGGTTCACGCGCAGATCACGCTTGGCGATGATGCCTTGCTGCCACAGCTGGACTTGAGCCGTGATCGCCTGGGCGTCCATGGCTTGATCGAAGAACTCCTGGTTCAACCAGAACACCGTGCCTTTCTCGTCCACGGCGCCCACCATGAAGCGCTGGGCATCGAACAGGGCCAGGCGCACCGCCTCGCTCACGTTGCCAGCAATGGTGCCCAAGACTGAGTTGTCAGAGCTGTATCTGATTCGAACAGCCTCTGCCGTCTCAGCAACGCCGCCCTGCTGGACGATGCGGGCGCCGATCATGAGCATCTGCTCTTCCTTGTCCTTCATCAGCTCACGGGCCAGCTGCGTCTCGTTGGCCTGCAGCATGATCGCTGTGCCGTTTTTCCCCAGATTGTGCCCGCGGCGCGAACCGATGTGCATACCGTTCGGGTTCAGCCTCACGAACTCGTCTGGATCGATATCCGTGGTGATGAAGAGGCTTGGCTGAGAACTGATAAAGCCAGACTCTTCCACTGTGGCGCTATTGCCGTAGTGCAGGATGTTCACCTCGGCAAGGTCTTCCAGCGGCGACTTATCGATGCTGGCGTCGTTGTTCTCCGAGCCGAAGAAGTGGAACGGTATGTG